GATAACCTTCTGTCTTTTTCCCAATGTATTGGAAATTTCCTTGAGGAACTAGTTGTACAGGTCCAAATACATCTTCCTCTGTTAAAGGAGCCAGATCTGGTTCAACAAACGCATTCACTGCACAAACACCAAGTTTCACTAATGTTTCTTCAATATCTTCTTGTGTTATAGATACACTACATCCTTTACCTTCACTTGGATGATCTGTAGAATGCATTCCCGCAATGCAACGTGACAATTGAGGATGATCTAACCATAAGACAGCTCCACAATCTCCTGATTGGGTGCCTGCAACATATTCGTAACGATCTCGTAAAGTGATGTAATACCTACAAGGAACACCTTTATCGTCATTTAAAACTTGTTCTCCTTGGAAATCAATGATATTGTTTTCGAAGAAACGATTTCCTGTACGTCTCATGACATTAGTTGGTGTAACTGAACTACACGCCAATGTCACAGTTTGTTTAATATCTGTGGGAGTTGAACTTCTATGTCCTACATTACGTTGAACTACTAAATAGCCTCCCAAACCACTACTATTAATCTTGGCTAAATCTTCTCTTTTAACAAACTTCTTAATAATATTTGCACAGTTATGACCTGAAATTCCACTACCAGAAAGATGAACTATTACAGCATCTTTTTCCATATGAGCGGTGTCATCGATAAAAACTGGTGCTATAATTCGCTTATAATTCTTCAAGTTCTTATATGTACATCTTATTTTATTAGCAGGTGCGTTTTTGGCTAATTCTAAATGCGTTGGAGCACGAGAAAAAGTAAAAACGCAGTCATCCGTTAGAGTTTTCTTTCTAAGTTCATCATGTTGTAATCGTTGTACATAATGGTAAGGATGTAAAATAGCTCTATCATGTAAAAAAGTAACATTTCCAATTGATTTTCTATCTCCATTAATGTCTGTATAATCCATCATATAAGTGTTGTGAGGTAATACATGAGAGATAGCATCTGTAGTTAATTGATGTGCTTGAACTGTTACCAAAACAGGGTGAATCAATTTTTCATCAAACTCTATAATAATTTCGTCATCATTTCCTTGCACGCTAACATTTTTATAATTGTTAATCAAATCTTCTTTCAATGCGGAGACGTTAAAACCTGCAGTAGCAACACGAGCTTTCAAATTGGTCTCCTTGGCTCTACTTCTAACACTATCAT